CCCTTCCTCGGCTAAGTCTTTACGCATCCGCACCTGAGTGACAGGTTCTTCGTCATAGTCCTTTTCGCTTTCTAATTCTTCAATATAGTCTGGCCTTGGTTCTTTATGAAAAGTAATAAGCAAATTCCCAACATCATCCCATGACATAGACCAATCAGCATGACCAAACTCTGCCTCGCAATACTCATCTAATAGATCGCTATTCATAATTCCTTCTCCTTGTTTTTCCAAAATTCAGAATCGCGGTTATGGCTAATACCTTCGTAGGCATCCAAGTAATCCCACAGTCCCGTTTTCATATCCACTATTTCAAACTCATCCATATGATGTAAAACCTCAACGCAATCATCTAAACTCATAGTCAGGTTTAGTTTTTTAGAGTAATCCTTTATCTGATCTGCTATAAACAGTTCACAATCTAGGCATCTGTAATTATTAGGTTTATCGCATAGGCACATTACGCTATCTCCTTTCTTAGTCCCTTAACATGGTCAATCCAAAAATCAATAACACCCCAATTAAGGCCTACCTCAGAATCGTGGTGTCTTTCCATTAAGCGCAACACTTCCCGCGCCTCTTCATCTGTCAGGTCATGGGCATCGTCATCCTGAAAGTCATTCGCGCATGAATGGACATCCGATATATGCCACCAATTTCCTATCCAATCAGGATCAAAAGCGCGCTTGATTGCGCCTTCTGCTTCGGCCTTGGATACGCCCGTAGGTAAATCTACTTCAATCATTGTTTTCATATTTCCTCCCGCGCTGGTTCAAACTTTGGTGTGGTGTCATCAATCAATTCAAAATTAAACCCCGTAACATCCTCATACTTTACACAATCTGCCAAATATTCAATAAGAGCATCGTAGGCCTGTTCTTCTGATTCGCAATTATGAAAAGTATCTCTAAAACTTACTCTAAATGTTTTCATTTTCTTCCTCTTTCAATTAAATATGTTCCAATAATTTCATCAATATCTTCGCTATGCTCTGTAATAAGTCCTTTGTTGATAATATCTAGTGCAATATCAACAATGTTCCAACGCGACTCTGCTCTAGGGGAATTGTTTAAACTATCCCCCACTTGCCATGCGACTTCTACTGCAATTTGTAACATCGTATTAGTTTTCATTTTGGCCTCGTGCTAAGTGGTTATTAAAATTCCAGCTTTCTCCATCGTCTAATTGGATCAGTTGCAAGCGATCCCCTAGTCGATCAAGATAGCCTCTAAAAAAATCCTTATCTTGTGCAAAATTCTTGCTCGCGTATAGGACTCTATCTTGCTGAAATATGTCGCAAAAATAATAAATTCTCATTTTTAGCCTCGTTCTTAGTGGTTAATCTTCGGGTTGTTCATCGGGTCTATAAGCAATATCGTAAAACCCGCGCTCACTAGGCGGGACTATGATTATTTGCCCGCTATCATCTCTAAATTCATGCCCGTAATCATCTAGGGCAATCCCGTTTTTATCTATATATCTAAATTCCATAATTGGCCTCTTAATTAGTGCTGGTTGTGGTTACTAGTTGCTGGTTAATAAATTCAGCCATGCTTTCAGCGTCAAATTGATTGATAAGCCATACAGCATCAAGTTTCATATCTTGGGCGCAACAGTCCGCGCTCTCAAAATCCCCATGGTCGCCTAGGTTGTATAAAAGCCCGTCATTGTTAAGTGCAAAGTAGATCATTTTTTGGCCTCGTTCTAAATGGTTAAAAACAATGGCGCGGATTAACTCCCGCTTGTTTTTTGTAATCGTTCCATTGTTTATTTGCTCTAAAATTTGCGATCTTCCAGACCTTTAGCCAATTTTCTATTCCTAGATCGTGGCAATAGTCCTTAATCGCTTGCTTTTCATTCCCGCAAAAATCGCGGGTATTAATAATTAGATCAATGGCATTTTGAATAGTGTTTTCAGGTATAAACATTTTTAGCCTCGTTTTAAGTGGTTATATTTCAAAATCTGCATAAATAGCTAGTGAATGATCGCGCACAGAATAACCCGATACAAGCGGGTTACCCTCGCGCATTGCTAGTTCTTCCATTAGTTCTAGCGCGCTATCCCTGTCGGGAAATTGCGCTATTAACTCGCTTTTGTCAGTTGTATTGCGATATAAGTAGTAAGTCATGCGGTGGCCTCGTTTATTGGAAAGTAAAGCCTAAATTCATGGCACTCTGAAAATAACCCGCTTATTTCGCATTTATCAAAAAACCCCTCGTTCTCAGGGTTTACTAGATCGAAATGCCCGTTATCTACGGGTAAACTGTCCATAAAGCGGTTTAGGTCGGTTTCTTCTTGATCGTCAAGGCCTGTATAGTCCGCGTTAATAATCGCGCTTGCAAAATGCCCGCTAATATTGAAAGTGTAATAATCGAATTTCATGCTATCACCTCATTTAGTGGAATGTTGTCTAAAGTTGTTACCCATTGCCCGCTTATCCCGTTCCAGGCGACTTGTGGAAGGTCGCATTTATACATTTTTGCAACTAGATCAATTTCCCCTAGTGTTTGCTTATCGTTGCACAATGGCAAACCCTGATAAATCAATGAATACCCGTTTTCAGTAATGGATAGGGTTAAATCGGTGGTTTTCATGCTATCCCCTCTAAATTGTCAAAATAATCTTGTGGCCTTGTGATGGCACAATGCGCCCACTTATTAATGTGGCGGGTTGTGGTGTTAGACCACTTTTTTTCAGTTTTATAAAACTGCCCGTTTTCCCAACTAGCTACGGGAGTGCAATAGCTAAAAAGTACTTTTATCCCGTTGTGAAGGGTTATTTCTGCCATGTTCGCTTGTATAGGGTTATATTTCATGCTACGGCCTCGCTTTCTGTAATTTGTTGGGCTATTGAGCGCGCCTCTTGCGCTTGTTTATCGGCCTTTCGCGCTATGCTCTCTAGTTTTTGGGCATAGTGCGCGGTCAAATCAAATTGATCTAGGAATGAATAACCCGCTTTTTTCGCTTGCTCGCTTGTTTTTACGGCCTGATCGAGTTCTTGCTTTCCGATCTCTTGACCGAAAATGTCGAATAAATGAAACCTAAACCCGCGTTTAGTCTTATCCATGTCTAAAAAACTAGACTCGACAATAAAAAACAATAACCCGCTCGCGGTATGGTGTGCGCTATTGATACGCGCGCCAAAATATTTCAAAGTGCTATCGGTTGCAAAGTACGATCTACCCTCTAAATTTAATTGCGCGTTGGTTTTTGGATAACTCGATTTATTGCTATAAAGCGAGGCAAACCCTGATTTTTGAATAAGTAATGCTAAATCGTTGTTTTCCATGATTACCCCAAAAGAGCGTTAATAAAGTGAAATAGAGCGTTTACGACTACTAGGCCAATATAGGCAAAGCAAGCGCAAAGCGCGACATTAAAGAAAATATCTAGTTTGGGAAACATAAAACCCCTTATATGGTTGCAGTCTGTTTTACTTCGAAACTAAAGCCCAAGGCTTTAGCGTGTTTAATTGTTGGATCGGTTAGTGTCTTAGTACCCGCGATGCGGGCAAGATATAGCGCGGTATCGTTTACGGGATAAATTGTTTTATTCCCGTACACTTCGCGAATTTCTACAATAGCAATATTGTTCATTTTTAAGTAAGGCCTATTTCTAGGCCTTTTCCCTTTCACTCGTCAAAATTGTCAAGATCGTCAATACTCCCCTCGTAATCGGCAAGCATTGATAAAAGCCCGTCATAATCTTCGTTCTCACCTAGTAAATCAGCGAGCATAAAAACTTCCGAGCGGGCAATCCCGTAATCCTCGGCAAGGCCTGTTAAATACTCTTTGCGTGTCATAATTAAACTCCCTAGCAGTTAGTTAAATGATTACCTAAAGGCAATCCCTAAACCCTCTAAAAGGGTTTAAAGGTGGCTCTATGCGCGGTTCTCTTGATAAAAGTAAATAGCTAGAAAAAGCTCAAAAATACCTATAACGAATTGAGAAATAATTAGCACACTATCAGAGCCAATTAAGGCCAAAATGATAGAGCTAAATAAATGAATAAAACCTAGTAATGCTATTGAGGTGTCTATATTGGTCATTGTGATAACCCTTTATTTATGTTTTCGATCTTGTATAGGTGCGATACATGAGGCCTATGATTAATAATAAAAGAGGCCTGTCCAATGGTTACGGGTTTGCTATACACTTCCCAACTATTGGAATAATCGCTAAACTTTAAAACGATAAATTCCTTTTTTCCTTGTCCTTTATATTTCATATAATCCTTTATCTATAAGGGTTTGCGGTCTATAATATAGTAGGTATAAACTCAATAAATCACCTACTATAAGCATGATTTTAAGCCTATGCGCTTGCTTGTCAAGTGTTTATATCAATTATTTTATTATGACAATCCCTTAATGGTTTACCCTTGAATATTAGGGTATCAATGGCGCATAGTAAGCGCGGGGATAGAGCGCGTCAAAGGGTTACGCGCGGGCTATTGGCGGGCTAATCCCGAAGGGAAACAGGCCAAAGGGTTAAACCATACAAGGGATAGATACTCATATAGGGAAGGGAAGATACTCTAAACCTGTCCCGCTTTACTAACCTCTCTAAACTGTCCTATACTTGGGGTGATCGAATACCCACTAAATACCTATATGAATAAACCCATCAAGCTATCGCGTAAACAAATCAGCGAAGGCCTAAAACAAACCCCGATAGATCAAATATTAGTCGGGGTTCACAATGCCGATAAAGTGAACTTAACCAAAAAACAAAAGGACTTCGCGCGTAAGGTCGCAGAGGGAAAGCCGAAAGCGCAAGCGTATAGGGAAACATACAACAGCAAGGGCAAACCATCGACCGAGGGAAGGGAAGGCCATAGGCTTTCACTTAACCCCAAAATCAGCACAATGATAGAGGCCTTCCAAGTGGCTAATGAGGCGCGGGAATATCTAATACCCGCTCAAATAAGAACCATGGCAATCCAAAATCTAGTGAGTATTGCAGTAAATGAGAGTGAAAAGACTAGTAACAAGTTAAAGGCCTTAGAGTTAATCGGCAAGATGAGCGAGGTATCATTGTTTAATGAAACTAAAACCCATCTCCACTTACATTCCAGCGCGGATATTAAAGGGAAACTATTAGAGGGTTTGCGCTTAGCGTTTAGTAGCTCGCGATCTATCAATGACCAGGCCAAAAAGAAGGCCGAGAGCTTGCTTATAGAGCTTGCAGACGAGCGCACCACGATAGACGAGGCCGACCCTTCCGATATCCTAGAACCCGCGACCCCACCACACCCCGACCCCCAAAAATCGACTAATGCGGGCAGTAAATGTATGCATAGTATTCCACTCGCTCAATCCGACTCAGATGCGATTCAATCCGACTCCAAAGCAGCTCAATCACTGTTAGATGACCTCACTATAACAGCTGTTATAGTGACAAATCCTTTAGAATCAAGCACTTCCATGTCCATAGGTAATAACCCTGATGCTTTAAATGATCCAATAGAGGGGGGAGGGGGTATAAATTCAGGACAGGAAGATACAGTTGTTCCACGTGAAACACCCCCCCTTAGTAATTCAAATGAAAAAGGGGTGGGGGGTATATGAAAATTTCCGAAGAATATCCAGAGTTATTGAAAGCGGACGGCTTTGATGATGCGATCCTCGGAGTAGTACAGAGGATGGGGATACAGGCTATCTGTTATGACCAAGATAAAGTGATTGATATCCTTATGGGGGATGGGATGACGTATGAGGAAGCTGTTGAGTATTTTGAGTTTAATGTTGCGGGCGCGTGGGTAGGGGAGTCTACTCCGTTCTTTCTCCAGAAAATGGAGTTGTAATGTTTGGCGGGGATATTAGAAAAGAGAGAGTGGAAAGAGTAATGACTCTGGCTAGGCAATTGACAATAATGGAAATGAGGGCGGTGATAAAAGAACTGACCCGTATCCACGACTCGATCATTATGGCAAATGACCCGAAATGGATTAAGTCATGAGATCGATCTATGAGATTCAAAGAGATATTGCCAGGGTGTCTAATTTATTAAATATCCTTATCTTAGAGAAGAAGTTAACGGTTTCCACCTTGGAAGGGATTGAGGTAAGCTCCAAGATCCTGGCGGAAAAAGTGATTGAGAAGATGAAACAATGACCCCCGCGCAAAAAGAGACGTTCTTGATTATTGATGAGTACTGGAAGAACTTTGGGTACGGGCCGACTATTGATGATGTCATGAGACTAACGGGCGAAAAGGGTCGTGGAAATGTTGCGCGGAAGATGCGTACCCTCATCGAAATTGGGGTA